TTATTTGTGCTGTATCCAGAGAGGATGTTGAATATTCACCACCAATTTTATTAAATGCTTTGATGTAATTCACATTCAAAACACCTGGCACCTGAGTTATCTTTTTTATTAGTGTACCCATCAAATAACTCTGTCCAAGTTGTTGATTGGTTTGTGCAAACTCAGATTTAAGTATGGTTACAATATTTGATATTGCACTAACCTGAGAACCTGACTGCGTTAATATAGATATTTCAAATCCAATATTTATTACCTGCGCTGGCCTTGTAACAACATAATCGTTAATCATTCTATATCTTGACAAATAGTTTGCAATATTTTGTAATATAACAGATGAAACTGTTTCGGTTGCAACACCATTGACATCATTCGTTAAAACGGAAACGTTAACTTTATTTTGTGATTCAGTTACGGCCACTTTTGTTGGTACACCATATTTAGCTGGCATACCCATTATAATTGATTTGTAATCATTTAATGTTACGGCCCTATTCTGAGCAGCGAAGTTGTAGGCAATATAGTTCCTAAGTTCCTCAATTGAAGGTGCATCAGAGCCACCGATGGCTGGTGTTACATTTGTTACCGTTAACGAACCTTGAACGATGGCATTTGTTTGTGCATTAGGGCCTGTTATTCTCATAGCCACCTGACCAACTGTATTAATAGTACCAACACCCACATTTGTTCCAGCTCCACCACCAACTCTATATTTAACATACATCGTTGTGTTATTTAATGGGGCCCAACCTAAACTATCGTTATTAACAAATGCTTTTAAGTCGAATATTCCAGCTGTAGCGAAAGTATCTAATATGTCAAGACCTTGGCTTACTTGTGATCCAAAAGTAAGAGTACAAAACCCATTTGGTGCGAACTCTTTTATGAATCTGCGATCAACTTTTATGTAATCACCAGGGTATACACCATTAATATCAGGTATTGAATCTTGGTTTTCAACGAACACATTATCTTCGGCCAATGAGTTAACTTCATACCATTTATTCACTGATCCGTTAAACTCAATTAATGTTGGTAATGTTTGGTAGTTTACTCCATTTTTGTGGATTACCGATTCAATCGATAAGACATTGTTCTCAGGTAGTGTTATTTGATAAAATGGTTGTGTGTTTCTGATTACTTGTGTGTAGATTTTGGTAGTACCCGCAATCAATATGGCTGTTTTTGTAATTGTATATGCACTTAAGATACCATTTACATAAACAGGAACCTTCGTTCTATCAACATTATTAGAAATGTTAAAGTTTGAAGCAAAATCAACATCATATAATAATTCAAATGTTTGATCATCCGTTAAAAATTGAGAGCCCGCATAAAGTAATGGTAAATACCTTCTATCTTCTGCGTCACCTCTAACTGGGACTTGAATTGATAATGTTGCTACGGCAACACTTGCTGATGAACTAGGTAATTTAAGACCATAGGTTTTTGCTATATTAAACAATGATTGCCTTTCCTGGGCATAATCCAAAACCGTTTCCTGTAATGAACGGTCAATATGGAATTGTAAGTTATCCGCAATAGCGGCATTCAAATCAAGAAATACTGAAAGTATTGAAGCATCATTGTAGTTTTGAACAATACCTGGGTAATACTGTTTAATATAATTTATCTGCGATTGTTTTAACGACGCAAAATCTCTCTGTGAATAATTAATTGTTGCCATTTTAGAATGTTAGTGTTACTATATCTGATGCTTGAAATGTACCCGATGTTATTGTATAATCTATACTTACCGTTACGGTATGTCCTTTTTGATCATCCCCAACATATTGTGGGTCATCAAAAAATTGAGTGATAGTTATCTTATTTATTTTGAGGTTAGGAATATATTTATTTACCGCATCATTAATCTCATTCTCAATGTTGTTTTTTACGATTTCATCCAACGGCTCAAATATATACTGATATAAATTGGTGCCAAAATCAGGTAAAAAATAACGGCTTCCCTTTCTCGTCAATAACAAGTGAACCAAATTAGATTTGATTTCCCTTTCTGGTATCTCAGTTAAATATAAAAAATCACCATTTATACCGTCTTTAAAGGGGAAATTTATTCCGTAGGTTTGTTTTCTGATGTTATTCATCTTAGTTATTTTATCAATAAATAGTAAGAAAGTATCTTTTTTTGTAAATAAAAAAACCTGGCCGAAGCCAGGTTTTCCCAATATTATTTATTTTTTCTTATTTAACTTCGCATCCAGCGGCTTTATAATTCGTTACTAAATTACACATCTTTATAAAATGTTCTTGCGTATAAATTCTTTTCATCATGTTTATATCTTTATGAACCCATTGAACGTTACCTTCGATGTAACCTTTTGATGAGTCAATTCTATCTAACGACGCTGTCCAACTTTTATCATTGAATTTTTTAGGGAAACTTAATATTAATCCAGTTAAAGAACATTTTCTATCTTGTTTCAAAAACAAGTTCCACCCATCTTCAATAGTAATTGAAAGTTCAACTTCTTTTCTCCTACCTTTATCACCATTAGCACTACGAATAACATGATGTTGCCAAAAACGTCCAGATATTTCACCAAAACCCTTCCAATCTTTTCTATCCGAGCCTATTTTGTTTGCACAACCACAAGATATTGTTGATCCTTGTCTTAAGTGTGTTCCCAACACATTAGTTTCTTTACCGCAGTCGCAAATACAACTATATCGTACATGACCATTTCTCGTTATTGAATGTTCCGATATAACAGTTAGGTTACCAAACTTTAAATTAATCATTTCTTTTTTTTTCATAATTTCACAACAATTGTTTTATTTAATAATAAATAGTGTGAAATAAAACAAAAAACCACCCATATGGGTGGTTTTTAAACTTATTCAATTATTATTTTTATTTCACTTCACAGTTTCCACCTGAACAAGCTATCTCGCCTGTAAGGTCTGTATTGTCATCGATTTCTATGATTTTGGTTAAATCGATCGTTGTTAAATGTCCTATTAACCTATCATATTCTTCTTTAGAACAATCAGTAAAGGGGGCTTGGATATAAGTGCCACCATCATATGGTAATACTGATAAACCGTTGTAAAACTCTTTATTTTCCCACATCCATAAACCAACCAAATCCCATTCATTTTCTTTGATGTTAATTGTTGCTGATACATTGTGTGTGTTTTCACCCTTTCTGTGACCATTTCTGATCCATTCCTTGCTCACTCTTTTAACTCTTTCCAAAGTAGAAATTGCTGATTCAGTTCTTAAAATTGAATCTTTTGGTGCCATTTGAGGTACGCTGATTACAGCTGTATCATGTGGGCGGAAGTATTCATCTTCAACCAATTCTGGATGGTATGTTGCCAGGTAATAATAAATCGCCTCGTTCTTACCTACACGGATTCTGCGTACATAGTAATCGTTGTGCCAAGCGTGGATACCAGATGATGTACCGAGAACCAATGAACTTGTATTATGCGATACAATACCGTTCTTTAATTGATAATTTGGTGTATCCTCAACTTCAATATCTACTGTGAAGTTTTTCTTAATTTCCTTTTTAATTATTTTCATATATTTTCTTTTTTAATTCAATTATTGTATTTTCTTTGTTTTTTTGATAATTATTTTCCCATACGGTGATAACGATATAACCACGTTTGGTATATATGTTGTCTTTCTCACTATCAATTAATCTGACCTCTTTTACTGTTTTATTAATTCTTGGTATTATTAGGTTTTCATCATTAAAAATGTTTTCTGATCCGTGCCAAAAATCACCATGATAATTGATTATTAGTTTTATTTCTGGTAATATTATATCTGGATATAATATGCTATTTTTAATTTTATATTCATTCTTCTCTGAATTCGTTAATATTATACCGTACTTCTCTTGATAACCTAAAATAGTTCCTTTATAGAATTCTCTTATATCATTTTCTAATGATATTTGTCCTTTAGAAACATTATCACCACTCATTATGGCTTTAGTTGTTTGTATCACCCAATCATTATATTTAATAACACCATCGATTTCACCATATTTAGCTTTCCACCATTCAATATTTCTACTTTGATGTTCGGTTAATTTAAGTTTTGCTTCTTCGATATTACCGTTACATTTATCAATCCAATAATTTAATCCCCAGGAAGATGTTAATCTATTTTTTTCACGATAAACATTATACCTCTCAACCCCTTTATCGTAGTTACCACACTCTTTAACAAAATTATCAATCGACCTAATGGATTTTATTTGATGCTTAGTTCGAATAACATTTATCTCTTCATTTGTGAACCCGTTATTTTTTAACGTATCTTCACTAACAGATAATTTAGAGTTTTTTTCTAACCATTTACTTGTACCATCTTTATCACCAAATTTATCAACGTACCATTTCTT